ATTCGGTTTACAAAAGTGTGGGAATGCCCAACCCCTGCTCTTTTACCAAGGAAAGGAAGGTACGAAGTCACCGCACATCACGGGTCCTTCGGTTGTACAGTGCGAAGATCTGCAAGCAGAACTTGAGTGGTTGTCACATTCACAAGAGAATCTGGCTTTTATTAACAGGCATTTCAACGCATACCGACCTCTTCTAGAAGGTCTATCCAATGAAGTCTTAACGGAATACACACAAGTTGTGGGTAAACCACCTTCAGAGGTAGCTGGAGGGAAGCTTTGTCCCCTAACCAAGGACGGCGGATTAAAGATACGTTGGATTGCGAATCCTTTTAGGATCCACCAGTGGGCTCTACAGCCATTGGGTGACAAGTTATTTCAATTGCTCACAGGACTGCCCTGGGATTGCACCTTTGAACAAAGTAAACCTTATGAAGTTGTTCAAGAACACCTCAAAAAAGGCAAAACTGCATATTGTGTAGATTTGAGCTCAGCAACAGATTATTTTCCATTGGAGCTGCAGCTTAGTGTTTTAAGGAGAATCTTTCCTGAAGATGCTAGCCTAATCAATCTTTTTGAGGACTTGTCCAGAAATACAAACTGGACATATGGTAAAGAAAGCGTTCGGTGGACCAATGGCCAACCTATGGGTTTATACCCAAGCTTTCCGAGCTTTGCTCTGACCCACGGAGTACTCTTAGACTACCTGGCCTCAGGAGTTCCTGGCAGGTTTTATGTATTGGGTGATGATGTGATAATCCTTCATCAAGCCACTTATGAGAAGTACATCCAAATGTTAGATGTTCTTGGATGTCCGTACAACCCAAGTAAGTCTCTGATTTCCAATCAGATGGCTGAGTTTGCGGGGAAGTTCATAACCCCTGTTAAGGTTGTATCCGCGTTTAAATGGCGCGATGTTAACTCTAAGAACTTTTTAGACTTAATGAGGACATTTGGTCAACGATTCAAACCGATGTTGCGTCGGAGAGAAAAGGCCGTTTACAACCGGCTGCGGAGAATATTACCGCCTCACGGATGCAATCATTCTGATGGCCCTGGCGAGCCATTAGAAAAAGTGATTTCCATAACATTGGACTTTGAATCTAGAATACCAGAGTCCGGTGAGAGAGTTTGTCATACAAGCTTCTTTCATTGGATGGCTACAAAACTGCAAGCCAACCAACTTGTAAACAGCCTTTTTCCTAAGGTATGTACAGAATGGTTGCAGGATAAGGCCGCTGCCTTCGACGAGAAGGTCAGTGCGGTGTTCCAAGATACACTCTTTCATAATTTTCCGGGTGACCGGGGAGTGTTTATGGATTTAGTAGCAGAACCCTTAAAAGGGAAGCTACCTACCGTAAATAATAAACAAAGGGTGGACCAATCAACCAGCGTTTTAGAGTACTATGAAAAGATACTCAATTCAGAACCACGACCTAGACCCCATGGAAAAACATGGAGTGGGCCCCCTAAATGGTGGGTTAAGGAAATGAAACGCCGTAAGGATCAGGAAATTAACACCTAATCAAGTCGAGA